AAGGTAAGCCTGTTATTATCATGGAAGTGGGTGTACTAGAACGCAATCATAGTTTTAGAATAGCAGTTAACCATATTAACAATACCGGATACTATGGACACACAGACAATCCTGTTATCCCCGGCAGGCACGAACGTTTTAACTTTGAAGTTAAAGACTATCACGAATCAGGAAATAATATTGTTATTTGTTGCCAAAATGAGTCAAGTGAGTTGTGGCGAGAAATGCCTACTACTGAGCAATGGCTAGATAATATAATACCTAAACTAAAATTATATTACCCCCATAAAAACATCGTAGTTAGGCCACATCCTAGATTCCCTATATCAAGACATGTATTTGAAAAATATAAAGTAGAAAAACCTGTTACAAAAGGGAATTCAGACGATACAGACTTTGTTGATATACTTAAGGATGCATTCTGTGTGGTAAGTCCAACAGGCGGTGCCGCAATAGAAGCAATTATAGGCGGAGTTCCTGTAATTGCAAGTCCTGAAAGTTTAGCAAGCGATGTTGCTAGAACAGACTACCAAGTAATGGTTCCTGACTTAAGTCTGCGTAAAACTTTTATAAAACAGATTAGGAATACAGAATGGTTTATAGATGAGGTAGTTGCAGGAGAACCCTATCGTAGACTTAGGCCGTATGTGCTACATCAAATAGAGTCCCGTCTATCCACCTAAGTAACAAGTGTGGTTGGTTACTTACGTGATTGACTCTGTCTATACTTTCTTCAAAACTTTTTGGTAACAGTTTCTTTTCCCTTAGGTCATGCCAGGAAGTGGTCATAGGATCCATAGGCTTGTGCTTGCTTTTGTACACAACTGCATGAAGCCAAGGATCATGTTGTCCTTTGTAAAATAGCCCGTCCTTGCAGTCAAAGCCTGCACATGCCAGCATATAAACTAGATTAACAATGTTAAAGTTATAAAAGTGTCCAGGAAAGTGGTTGCAATGTATTCTATTGTACTCTATATTATGTGTCTGTGGCAGTATGCAACAAAGCATACCGCCCGCTTTCATTTGTTCGTTCCAGACTGCAAGTGTTTCGTATGGATTTAGAACATAGCCTAAACTGTTATGACTCCATATCAAGTCTACCTTGGTAGACAGAAACGGACCTTTTGTAAAATCCTTCTTCAATACTGAAAGATTTTTAGGTATGTCATAATTAATTTGGGGATTTAGGTCAACTGCATAACATTTGTAGTTGTGCGGAATAGGAACGTCGTCTCTGCTTTCACACTCTGCCCACCACTTGATATCTAAGCCTGTGCCACAACCAACATCAGCTACACTCTTAATGCTGTCCATTAAGTCATCGTGTTTGTATAGTGCTTCGAGTGTAAACAAACTTTGCTGGTGACTTTCTTCTGGTGTTAATTGTATCATATGCTTACATCTTCCATTCCTGCTGTTCGCAACCTTGTTATGTGACCTAGTTGCCACTGTTTGGCTTCTAAGCCTTTCATAATACCTAGCCAACGATTACGTAGTAGGGCGACTTCATTTATTAGTGTTTCAAAGTCTACTACTTCGTCCTCGCCATCAACATACTTCTCAGCGTCTCTGCTGGTTAATGCACGAGCATATCCTTCTAGGTACTTCTTAAACCATTTGCGTCTAATACGTCGTAGTTCAATGTTGAGGTAGTTTAGTACTGCTTCTATTTCTTGTAACTGATTAAATCTGTGTTCAGTTACACCAGGCAAGTTACTAAGGCTCTTTTCCACGTTGCCGTAAATTTTAACCTCAGACTTGGCTTCGTCTAGTTCATTGTTATAGTGTGCAATGAAGTCAGGCAAAAAAGCCAAGTCTTGAACTACTTTATTATACCACATTAATCTTCAAATGCTAGTTCGTCCGTGTCATCATCACCTAAATCATCGTCTAGGTAATCTTCACCTGCTCTTTTTAGATAAGAGTCAGTAGCGCAAAACTTCTCAAACTCTAAGTCATTAATACCCATGTCTACTAGATTGCCTACTAATTGATCTGCGGCTGTTTGTCTATCTTTACTGGGCACATACTCTTTCATAATCAAGTATGTTTCTGTTAATACGTCTAATTCAACTGACATTTAATTTTCCTCGCTTAAAAGCATATCTAATTCTGGATAATAATCTTTAAAATGTGTTGCTCGTTTAAAGTCTTGGGTTACCAGATATTCCCGTACACTACTTATACCTTCTTTAGAATACATTATATCTAATATAGGCTGTATTTGTCGCTTAAACTCTATGTCATTGACAGACATCAACTTAGTTCTAATAGACTTTTTAACTATACTAGGTAAATTTGTAACTGTCAACTCTTTAGGGTCAGACAATGCACTAAACGTGATGCCCATTCCTAATTTGTTAGCCAATTTAAATACTTCATCGCTATACATTATGTTTATATTAGTTACAGTTGCATAGATATTACACACATAGTCAGTGTCCTTATACTTCTGTAAATTAGCAGAAACTGTTTCCCATGTAGAACCAAAACGTTCATACATAAAACGGTTGCCTACAGCATCAATACTAAAACTTAGCTCAACAGTCTTAAACTGGTCCCAATAATCAAAGAGAAAATCTGCATATACTGTACCATTAGTATTATAATGAAGTGTAACTTGGTCGCTGAGACCTTCATCAATAAAGTACTGTAATAGTTTCCTATGTGTTTTGTCCAGTAACGGTTCACCGCCAGCAAATGTAATGTACCTAACATCCTTACTTACACTAATAATGTCTGACCAAAATGTACTCGACTCATTATCTAACCAGTCAAATGTTACAGACTGTGCTTTTTCATAGCGACTCCAGGTACTACTACAACGTGAACTACAAATCCTGCATGCTAGGTTACACTTATTGCCTAACTTTATGTCTAAGTTTAGTATCTTACTTGAAGTTAGGTCATTGTAATCAATATTAAACTTATGTTCTCTAAACACATACTCATCGTTAAGACGTTTACTGATACCACCGTTATCTTCTACTCGCCAACATTTATCACATGCAGTAGGCTTATTTCCTTCCAATAACTGTTGTTTAAGTTCTTGTTGTTTGTTACTACTAAAGTAATCTATAATGCTTATAGCATCTTCACCTAACTGTCTGTCCCACAAACAGCAACGATGTAAACTACTGTCTACATCTATTTCTAATCCAATCCAGGGTGTCATGCATATTGTGTCTGGTATTGCATAGTTTGTAGGGTTTACAATAGTTTGACTGCCTCTATTAACAGTCACAATAAAAAACTTATCTATGTCTAAATGATCTAATAACTTATCTAAATAGTTTTCTAAATTAGTCTTAGCAGAGTTGTCTTCTATGTCATCAATAAAAAGAATGCGTTCGTCATCAGCAAACGCATCCTTATATACAGCCTGTAGTTCAGTGTATATTTGATTTACAGGCTGTTGTAGTAGACTACTGTAATTCTTCTTGAGCAGGTACTTCATCTACAACTTCTTCTTGAGCAGGTTCTTCAGTAGCCTTTTCAATTTTACCCCAGTTGCTGATGATAGCATCTAAACAACCACCTTCGTTACGTTCCCACTCCTTACGGTACATTTTAGTCTCTTCGCCTTTAGAGTCTACATGCTTGAGTCTGTTGCCGTCTTTTTGTAGCAAGTTCTTTTTCTCAAACAAGTCTACTAAGCCACTGTATGGATTCATACCTGTCTCATATGGAATCTTAACTTGTACACCTTCAAATGGTTTTGCGTAACGAGTCTTCATTACTTTACAACCTGCTCTAATACCTTTTACTTCTGATATCTTGTTACCATCTTCATCTTCTTTAAGTTTCATTTTCTTCATAGCAACTACAATACTCGAAGCATAGATAAAGCCTTGTCCACCTGATATTTTATCATCTGGATCAAACATGTCTTGACTTGCGTAAGTGTGGTTAGTTGCTACTAGTCCTACATTTGCATTACCAAACATGTTAACACAGTTACGTACCAGTGCAGTAAGTGCTTTAGGCTTACGTCCCATGTCGCCTTTAAGATCGCCTTTACCAAACTGATCAACGTCTGTAGGTGTTAGTAACATACCTAAACTGTCAATTACAAACAATACTTTGGGACGGTCATCTTCCGGCAGTGTTTTATATTCTCCCATAAAGTCACTTACTGTTTTAGCAACATCATCAATCATTGCCATGTTTAGTTTTAACAGTTTATCTTCTGATGTGTCTACATTAAGTGCTTTTAACCAGTCTTCGTCAAGTGCGTTCTCGCTATCAATTAGGATAACAAAAATGCCTTGCTCCTGTGCTGATTTTACAATATTACCAGAACAGATATAACTCTTTCCTGCACCTGACTCTCCAGCAAATACAGTTACTTTGCCTAGTGGGATGCCTTTTTCAAAATCTCCACTAATAAGATAGTTTAGTGCATAGTTACCTGTGCTGACCCAGTCTGTAGGATCATTAAAGCCAAAACTAATACCGCTAATGCTCTTAGTTAAGCCTTTCCTAAATTTTGATACGTCAAAGGGTTTTTGTGCCATATTATTGCCTCATTAGTTTATATATGTAAGGAAATAGTTTTTCGCTGTCTGTGCCTCTGCGAGCATCTATTGCCTTTAAAAAATCTATAGTGCTGTTTGGATTCTTCTCAAACGGCTCTTGTATATATCTCAATAAATTCCTGTAACTATCTTCTAGTAAGTATCCAGGTTTTTCGTTAATCTTCTCTTGTAGTATAACACTAATCCTGTCTAGTGTCAATTTAGGAAGATGCCGAACATTAAGTGCTTCGGGTTGTAGTACAGGTCCAATTACAAATGCATTTGGATGAAAGTTCCAGTCATTCTTAAACTTTTCAATAAAGTAAAACACTGTAAATGCATTAAGACTAAAGTATAACATATTAAATGTTATCTTGTGTCCTAGGTCTTTGATCCAACGCAAGTTATGGCAGAACGTTGCCCACTGCCCGCCATAACGTATATACTCGTAGTCATCTCCCATGGTCTCAGCACTAACTGTCCAGTGTACGTTCTTAAACTTACATGCCAAATCAAATACTCGAGTATCAGTGTGACTTAAGTTAGTATTGATACGTAAACTTACATCTGGATTATGTTTAAGCAATAGCTCTAACAGTTCCTCATTCTCGGTCATAAGCATAGGCTCACCACCTGCTAAGTAAACATTTTTTAAGTTCTTAACATTGTCAAAAACATAGTTACGCAAGTCTGTGTAGTTGTCTTGACTTGGTTTAGGTTGATGTACGTTTAATTCCTGTGCCCATTTACTGCTAAACTCTGGACCACAATATATACAAGTAAAGTTACATGTGTTTTGCCAGCGCACATCTATTTGGTGTAGTTCGTGTGTGTTATGATCGTATATACCACGGTCTACATTGCGTAGTTCTTTAATATAGTATTTCCTATCACTTACAATGTTAAAGTCTGTTTTTTGTTCTTCCAATTTATGACATCCTTGACAACTTGTGTGTTTGTTATTGTTTTGGTGAGCTTGCTGTATTTCCGTATTTTTACTGCCCAACACAATATCACGTATTGGTGTAGTCTTTAAGTCGCCTATGTCCTCGTATGCTCTAATACAGTTCTTAACTTGCCCATCATGGTTTACCATTATGCCTGTCCAAGGCACAGGGCATCGTATTTCACTAGTAACGTATTCTTTTGCGTCCATTATGCTAGACTGATGTCGTATACTTCCATGCCAACTTGGTCATGGTCCAATATGTTAGTAAGTTTTTCTACCCATGCTGTAACATTAGCACCACCTTCACCTTGTGTGTCAACTTTGCCTGGACGCACAATAACTAACTGAGGCCAAGTCAAGTTGTTACGCAATACTTCTACTGCGGACTCTAGTGTACGTTTTTGATGATGATACTTCATCATGTCATAACCTTCTAAACAACTAACAGGCATACCTGCCATCATACTACTAATGTTAATAATCTTTTTACCTGGCTTGTCTCGCCAGTATTCGTAAACATCAAATAGCAATTCTGTTTGTGCGTATCCTTGTTGAGCATTGTTAAAGAACCAATCTGCTTGTGCAACACGTTCTGCTATACGATCGTGGTGTTGTATATCCCAACCATTACGCTTACTATAATCTAATACGGTATGTCCTTTTTTAACATAATGCTCTACTATGGCTTTACCAATACCGTTAGTGCCACCTGTAATTGCTATCTTCATAAGTAGTCCTTATAGTTAATCTTTCTAATAGTGTCCTGAAACAACAACCATTCAGACAGTTTATGGCTGTTGTCCTGTTCTGTGCCCACTACTTCAAAAAGATCCTTAGCAGGCTCTGTTAAAAAATTAGTATGTCGTACACTTAATACATCTGGAGATTCTAAAAATGCCCATGCCCAATTTACTTTTTTATCCTCGCAAAACTTCTTAATGTTAGGATAGTCTTGCAAGTTTAATGCACTTATTGTTGACCACACATCTAAATGAAAGTTATCATTTTTAAATTTGTTGTAGTAGTTAAATTGTTTTAACCATGTTTTCCAAGTAATAGGCCAACGTAAGTAGTCGTGTACTTTTTTGGTACCGTCTAAACTCATAGTTATTGTAACATCAATACCACGCTTTAACAATGGCTTTGGATCTATACGTAGACTGCCGTTCGTGTTTATTCTTATGTAACGTACATTTTGTGGAGGATGTTCTAGTAATTTCTTATAGTTAGGACTTGCTGTAGGTTCGCCACCGTTTATGTCTAGTTTAAGTATGCGTTCTTGTGGAAAGTCATAAAACTTATCAGTATTGT